CAAACAACCACACTATTGGTGCTTTAATGAAACACAAGGATCAATCCCATTTGGCTTCTGAGACCATTCCAGATGCCTGGATCATCACTGAGCTGTACCAGTATCTCATAATGAAACGCATGGAAGCATATCCTGACAGAGCTGCACAGTTAGCTCATATGTCAAGACTTGCTACCAAGTGGGCATTTGAGACTAAGTTTAATCAGACAGCAAACACCGAGCTGACTAATAAACTGTGGGTTACAGTTCAGAAAGCAACTGATGCTGATGATGTCAAGTTTCTCTTGAAGGAAACCAAACCGGATCATCAACGGAATTCGATACGCTTGTGGATCTCCCATAAGTTAACTCGTTTAAACCGTTAACACCTCCTATTTCACCTTCTAGTGGTTTCAGGTCTCGCGAAATCATTAGAAGCACTTGTTGCGAGAAAATGGCTTTACCTCCAATGGCTCAATGGAAAACACCATTTCGTAAAGCTGGATCTATGCCTGTTTGCTTTAATGTCATGGGACAACCATGTGTTGAAAAGAAATTTGATGCACTATGGAAGTTACCTGATATTTTTGCAAAGGAACGTATTATAATGACTGGTTGTTGTCACAACGAGTATGTTGGATTACGTTCCCGTATGTTGAAAGACATGCCTAATAGGTATAATCTACCATCGAAATTGTTGAATCATATTTTGGATGAGTTAGGACCAATGTTCAATGAAAATCTGGAACAACCAGTATCCCTACAACATGTTGTTGAAGGAATGCCTGGTGATAAGCGGCAAAGGTATTACAATACATGTGACAAATTGGTCACGTGGTGGACGTTCAAGTGATTGGGCGTCTTGTGATGCCTTTGTTAAAACTGAAGTTTATTCAGCTTTGAAAGCACCCAGAATCATAATGAATGTTAATCCTGAATTTAATATGTGGTTTGCGAAGTACGTTGAGCCATTGGAGCATGCATTGTGTAAGTTACCGTTTGTTGCAAAAGGCAGAAACTACCAACAGCGTGGCGGACAATTCAAAGATCGAATTGAAGGTGCTGCTGCTATTGAGGGTGATTGTAATAGGTGTGAGGCATCACAGAGTTCTGAATTTATTTGGGACACTGAAGGTGGTCTTGTTGCTAGACTCAATTGGAGTCATAGTGACATTGCTGCTTATCACTTTGGATTGAAACAATCTGATGTTAAGAAAGGGGTTACTAGTGATGGTTGCCACTTCCATTTCAAAGGTTGTGTTGGTTCTGGAATCAGGTCTACTGGTTTTGGAACTTCTCTCCGCGTGATTATTGCTTGCCGTGCTTATGAAATCCTCAATAAAACTGGTGGTTTTTATAATTTTGTTGTAGATGGTGATGATAACATAATCAAAGTTCCACATGGTTTTGTGCAAAAATATGACACTTTTGCACTCTGCGGATTTGACGCTGAACTAATTTATCGTGAAGATTACCATGACATTGAATTTTGTTCTGGCAAATTTATCAAAGCCAATTCTGGTGGAGATTATTTGTTCATGCAAAATATTCATAAACTCATTAATAATGCTGCTGTAGTTAAGAAAGTTGACTTCCAACACAAGGGAGTTCATTTTGCAACTCTAGCGCAAATGTATGAGAAAGTTTATGGTGCCTTTCCGATAATACGTTCAATGGTTGAATGTATGCGGAGAAATTCAAAAGGTTCTTATATGTCACGCAGAATAATGATCAACTTAACCCTTCACTTGTTGCCGCATTTGATTCTAA